TCATGGCATCCGTCATCAGCTGCATGCCACTCAAAATGTACAACGAAGTGTGGAACGAACTAGAAGAAGAAATGACCAAAGTGTATTTGGCGCCGCGGTCATGGCTACGTCGACCCGACCCGACCGTGCCGTACGGGCACATCATGGCGTGGACATTTGACGACCTGTTCTTCTACGGTCGCGCGTTTTGGTACATCACATCACGCACCGCCGACGGCTACCCCGCATCATTCACCCGCCTGCCCACCGGGTCAATCACGACGCCTGATCAGGTTGGCCCGGTGTGGTTTGCACCATCCAAGCAGGTGTACTTTAACGGCGGCGAACTTGACCCAGCCAACCTCGTGCAATTCCTCAGCCCAACCCAAGGCCTGATCTATTCGGCACCAGGCGCCATTGAGACCGCGCTGAAGATTGAGGCGGCCCGCAATCGCAACGCCTCTAGCTCAATCCCAGCAGGCATCTTGAAGCAGACCGACGGCGAGCCATTGTCGGCACAAGAATTGACCGACATTGCCGCACAATTCAACGCAGCTCGAGCCACTAATCAGACTGCGGCGCTTAACCAGTATCTCTCATACGAACCCACGACGATGACGCCCGACCGAATGTTGCTCATTGAAAGCGCAAATTATTCGGCGCTTGAGGCTGCCCGTCTTGGCAACGTACCGCCATACCTTGTCGGCGTCAGCACCGGATCGTACTCGTATCAGTCAGCGCAACAGGCCCGCGCCGACCTCTACATTTTCGGTGTCAAGTTGTACGCCGAAGCAATCGCCGCAACTTTGTCAATGGACAACGTGCTACCACGCGGCACCTATGTCGAATTCGACGCCGACGAATACCTTGAAGAGGAATACGCGGCAGACAAAATGGATGAACCATCAGAAGTCAACATTGAAGAAAACACGCAAGAGAGGATCGCAAACCGATGATCAAATTTCATGCCACCGACATCAGCATCATCGCTGGTAAGGGTGCAGGCCGACGCGAAATTAGCGGCGTCGCCGTACCGTACAACGTCAAAGCAACCGTCGCATCTGGCCAGGACGTCATCATCAAGCCAGGCGCACTACCCGTCGAAGGCAAGGCGCCGCGCCTGTTCATGTACCACGACAGCACAATGCCCGTCGGTGTTGTCACCGAACGGGTTGACAGCCCCGAAGGGATGCTGTTCACCGCCAAAATTTCGGCATCCAGCCAAGGCCAGGACGCCATGATCATGCTGTCCGAAGGCGTCATCGACCAAGTATCCATCGGCGTGACCCCGACCGACTTCAGCTACGACGACGACGGCACCATGATCGTCAAGGCCGCCGACTGGGTAGAGCTGTCGCTCGTACCCGTCGGAGCATTCGGTGACGCAGCCGCCATCACCGAAGTCGCCGCAAGTATCCACCAACCCGAAGAAGAAATCGGCAATACTGAACAAGAGACCCCACAAGAGGAGACACCAGCAATGGAAAACGCACCAGTCGTCGAGGCCGCCGCAGTCGAGGCCGCGATCCCAACCGCACCAATCCCGGCGCAGCCGAAGCGCAAGTTTGACCTGCCAACCGCAGGCGAATACCTTGCCGCAATGCACATCGGTGGCGAAACGTTCCGCAACGTCGCAGCAGCCGCCCGCGACTTCGCACTCTCGCGCCAGTCGGCACTTCAGGCAGCCGCAGGTGACACCCTCACCACCGACACGCCTGGTTTGCTCCCAGTCCCAGTTCTCGGCCCGGTGTTTCAGGATCTGAACTACATCCGCCCAGTTGTCGCAGCAATCGGCGCTCGCGCCATGCCCGATGGTGGCAACCAAAAGACGTTCATCCGCCCAACGTGGACAACGCACCCGTCGGTCGCAACCCAGTCAACCGAATTGACGGGCGCATCGGCCACCACCCCGGTCATCGCATCCAACGTCATCAGCAAGACCACTCTCGCAGGTCAGGTCACGCTGTCGGTGCAGGACGTTGATTTCACCAGCCCGGCCGCAATGGAAATCATCCTCCGCGACCTCGCAGGCCAATACCTGCTCGCATCCGACAACATCGCCGCAGACGCGATCACCTCGGGCGCATCAGCATCCGGATCGACCTGGACGTACAACACGACCGACCCATCGACGCTGAGCGCCGCAATTTACGACGCAGCCGTCGACATCCTCACCGCCAGTAACTTCCTGCCTGACCACATCTTCGTGGCCCCTGGCGTGTGGAAGCTCCTCGGTCAGCAGCTTGACGCAGACAAGCGCCCGGTGTTCCCATACGCAGGCGCCGCAGGTCTCATGGGCGTCAACGCAATGGGCAGCGCAAACGTTACGCAGCTCAACACGTTCAACCCATTCGGCCTCAACCTCGTCGCAGACCGCAACTTCGCGGCCAACACGATGGTCGTTGCCAAGGGCTCCGCGATTGAGTTCTACGAGCAGGTACGCGGCCTCATGTCGGTCGAGGTGCCAAGCACCCTCGGACGCACGTTCTCGTATTACGGGTACGTCGCAACGTTCATCGCCGACAGCGACCTCGTCAAGTCCATCACCGTCAGCCCGTGATCTGAAAGGTAGGCCCACAAAATGGCCACCTACACGGTCACACACAAGTACCTGCTGGACGATTACGCCGTCCTACAGCTCCTCACCCCCTCCGAGGTAGTTGTAGGCGGCGCAATCACCGTCACAGGCGTCGACGCAACGTTCAACGGCTCCTACACCGTTTACGCGCTCCCGCAATACCTGTACCTGGGTATCGACACCGAGGGCGACCTGATGTACGACTATCAGGTGCCGATCCAAAATCAGGTGTTGTACGCCAAGACCGCTAGCAACGTTGATCGTGTCGCATCAACCGGGTCGCTCGCCTACACACCTGTCTGCACGTGGATTACCGCAACCAACATTGAGGATTGGCTAGGTATCGGCACCGCAACCGCAGGTGACGCAGCGTTTTTGACGCAATGCGCCGCAGCTGCCAACCAGTTCTGTTACCGACGCCGACAGGAATCCGGATACATTGACAGCGTCAGCACCAGCCCGTCAAGCGATGTCACCCTTGGGACGATCATGTACGGTGGTGCTCTGTACCGTCAGCGCGGGTCAATGGATCAGTTTGCGTCGTTTGACGGCATGGCAACCGCCCCAGTCGTCGGCCTGTCCGGGATGGTAAAGCAGCTGTTGGGGATTGACCGCCCACAGGTGGCCTGATGCCCGTACCTGCATACACCGACCTGTTCAACGAGGCAATCGACGACCTGACCGCCACGTTGCAAACCATTACCGGGCTACAAGTTGTCAACGATCCCCGCAACATCGTCCCGCCGTGCGCGTTTATTGACGCACCATCGTGGGAAAGCTGGAACTACAACATCGTCAAGCTCACGTTTCCGGTCAAGGTGCTGACGCTCGGCCCAGCCAACCTTGATGCTCAGCGATCCCTACTCAACATTTGCGCCATGCTGTTAGCCAAAAATGTTGCCGTCACAGGGGGCCGCCCAACCGTCATTGACATTGGCGGCTCAATCCTGCCTGCCTACGATCTCACCGTCACCATGCAAGCACAGACAAGCTAGGAGCGATCATGTACGTCATCGTCAGCCCGCGCCTTGGTACACCAGGCGACAAATTTGAGCCAGTAGAAGGCACCAACATTGACGCCCTGTTGTCGGCTGGCCTCATATCCACCGACAAACCGAAAAAGTCGTCTAAAGTCAAAGCAGAACCTGAACAGGAGTAACACACATGGCCACCTCGGTTTATCTCTCATCGCCCGGACTGGAAATCAACAACGTCGATCTCACGGATCAATGCACGGCCGCCAGCATCACCTACACCGTCGAGGCGTTGGAAAACACCGCGTTTGGCTCCACGGCCCGCACCTACACGTCAGGTCTCGCCAACAACAGCATCACCGTCACGCTGTACCAGTCGTACGCAGCGACCGAAACCGAAGCGTCGATCTACGCACTTGTAGGTACGACCACGACCATTGAGCTGTCGCCTACGGCCGCAGGTTTGACGACGCCATCGGCAACATCACCGAAGTACACGCTGACCGGCGCCTACTTGGAAAGCCACACCCCGATCAACGCATCGCTCGGTGAGCTGTCCACGATCGACCTCACCTTCACGGGTGGCACACTCACAAAGGCCACCAGCTAGTCATGTTCTCGCCAGCCCGATTGGGCGGCGCTGAAAACAAACCAAGCAAGCCCGCGCTGGCGGAGCCTTGCCCGACGAAAGGTAACTAATGCGCGTCAAACTCAAAGTTGACCTCAAAGACGGGCGTGAGCCACGCACGATGGTCACAAACATGCTTGCCATCGTTGAGTGGGAGAAAACCGAAAACCGCCGATCCGCGGACGGCAAAGGCATCGGTTTTGTTGACATGTGTTGCTGGGCGTACATCTTGTGCAAGCTCGCTGGCGACAAAGTGCCCGGCACTTGGCGCGAATGGGTCGCTGAACATCCCGACATGGAGATCACGCCCATCGAGGAAACCACCGACGAAACCCCTACCATCGCGGTACCTGGCGACGCTCCCTCGCTGAGGTCTTAGTTATGACGGGCTACTGGCCGCCGCAAGTGGAGTTTGACACCCGGGATCTGACGACCGTGTTTTATGTGCTGGAGCTGCAACAGCAGCAAGCAAAGCGAGGCCGCTAATGGCAACCATTGAGGTCATCGGCGTCAAAGAGATGTTGCGCGACCTCAAACAAATTGACCCTGAGGCCCGCAAACAGTTTGCGAAAGACGCTAAGCAGATCGCCAGCCCGATCGTCGTGGCGGCGCAAGGCAGTTACCCGGCACAAGCGTTGTCGGGCATGAAATACCGTTGGACACAAAACGGTCGCCAACTGTTGCCCTGGGACGCCCGTAAAGCTCGACGTGGCATCACCGTCAAAGTGGACGCGGGACGCAAGAAAGACGGTGTGGTGACGATCATTCAAAAAGACCCGGCAGCCGCCATTTATGACATTGCAGGCCGTGGCACGTCTAACCGTTTTGGTGACGCGCTCACCGCGTTTGCGGGCAATCCATCGCGCGTTATGTGGCCAGCCGCCGAAGCGCACATCACCGACGTGCAAGCCGAAATGACCAAAGCGATTGAACAGGTTGCCAAAGAGATTGAACGTAGAATTGCGCTGATATGAGCATCCGCATACCTATCGTTAGCGAGTTTGACGATAAGGGTATTCGTGGCGCCGTAAAAGAGTTTCAGTCACTTGAAGGCGCGGGCGAAAAGTCGGCGTTTGCGCTCAAAAAGGCAATGTTGCCTGCGGCGGCAGCTGCCGGAGCGTTGGCCGCTGGGCTTGGCATGGCTACTAAAGCCGCCGCTGAAGATCAGGCCGCCCAAAAAGCCCTTGAGGTGCAGCTTGTCAACTCGACTGGCGCAACTCAAGACCAAATCAAAGAGGTTGAAAAAGCAATTAGCGTCATGTCAAAGCAAGGCGCGGTTGCTGATGACGTGTTGCGCCCGGCGTTTGCTGCGCTCGTTCGAGGCACAAAGGACATTACTGAGGCACAAAAGCAAATGTCGCTGGTGCTCGATATCAGCCGGGCAACATCCATTGACGCAACCACCGTCGCTGACGCGCTTGCCAAAGCCTACGAAGGCAATTACAAAGCGCTGCGATCCCTTACACCCGAAATGGCAAACCTAATTCGTGAGGGCGCTGACCTTGACACGATTATCAACGTGCTTGGCGGCACGTTTGGAGGGGCTAATCAAGCGTTCACCGAAACCGCCGAGGGTGGCATGGCAAAGCTCAACATTGCCTGGTCGGAAGCCACCGAAGCAATTGGCAGCGCTTTGCTCCCGGTGCTTGAAGAACTGATCCCGATCATTACCAACATGGCGTCATGGGTTGAAGAAAACAGCGGGCTAATTGTCAAACTGGCATTGGCTGTTGGCGGTCTGTCAGCTGCGGTGCTTGTAGCCAACGCGGGAATGAAGGCGTACAACGCGCTGGCCGTCACTACCAAAACAGTCAATTTCGCGTTGACGGGATCGTTCTACGCAACCCAAGGCTCAATTGCTGCACTTAGCGCATCGCTAGCCATTGTCACCGTGACCATTGGGGCGCTGTACGAGCTGTACCGTGAAGGCCCGCGCGCCATCGCTGAATTCCTGCAACCGTTCAAACAGTTTGGTGCCGCAATCGCCAACACCGTCATCTTGGTGGCCAATTCAGTCAATGCAATGGTCAACAGCGTCATCCAAGGCATCAACTTGGTCATCAAAGCCATGAACGTCATACCAGGCGTTGACATACCCGAAGTGCCCTACCTGAACAGCATTGGGTACATCAAAGTTGGCGACCTGCCTGGCCTTAGCAGCGCCACAAGCGGCTACACGGGCGACAAAAACCTTGGGGTGCCTATTCCGTCATCCGGGGGCGGATCGGTCGTTGTAGCGGCTCCTAGCGTGCCTACAGGGGGCGGTGGCGGCGGTGGCGGGGGCGCATCCGTCCGGCAGATTATGGAAGCCCCAAATATGTTGGGGGCAGGGATCGCCAGCAACCCGTTCACATCGAGCGCCCGCAACGCCATGCTGGAAAACATCACCGTCAACGTCAACGGCGGATTGGCGACCAGCGCTGAGATCGGGCAGGCCGTGGTTGACAGCATCCGCGCTTACAACCGTTCAGCTGGTCCGGCGCGTATTGAGGTCAGCGGGTACGTCTGATGCCCGGCACAGCAATCGTCCAATCAGGCAATTACCTGCTTGAGATTGACGCAGGGTTCCAAATTGACGCATTTACCTTGGACGACAGCACTAAAGGCGTTTTGGATAATACGACGTATGTGTTGGACGGCACGACCCAGTTCGCTGACGTCACCGACGGCACTCTAAACATTGCGGTGCGTCGAGGTCGCAAGGATCAGGGCGACCAATTCAGCGCAGGCACCATGACATTCACGCTCAACGACACGCTCGCCGACGGCATCTTCAACCCGTTTGATACCCAATCCCCGTACTATGACGCCAACGCAAACGTGCCTGGCCTGGCACCTATGCGCCGTGTGCGCCTCGGCCGATACAACGCCAGCAATGTACTTGAATACTTGTTCAAAGGCTATGTCGTGAATTACGACTACAACTTTGCGTTGGGCGGCTTGAACACGGTCAGCGTCTACTGCGCCGACGATTTTTATTTGCTGGCACAGACCTACATGGACACCTACAACGTGTCAACCGAAACCTCAGGTCAGCGCATTGAAAGCGTCTTAGACCTGCCCGAAGTTGATTACCCGACTGGGCCAACAGCCCGCAACATTTCCACAGGCACCGTCAACCTTGGCCACGACAGCGCTTACACCGTTCCCGCAGGCACCAACGTGCTGGCCTACCTAAACCAGATCAACGGCACCGCAGAATTTGGCCGCCTGTTCGTGTCGCGTGACGGCGTATTGACATTTCAAGACCGCATTGGTGCGACGCTCAGCGGATCGGTAGCCGACTTCAAAGACAGCGGCACAGGCGTACCGTACGACAACGTAGGTATCACATTTGAGGCTGACAGCGTTGTCAACCGCGCTTATCTACAGAACCTTGATGGGGCTAACGCCACCGCCAGCGACCTGACCTCGATTAGCACCTATTTCATCCAAACCGAAAGCATCACCAACAGCCTGCTAGAAAGCGCTGGCACACAGCTGGCCGACGCCGCCACCTACCTGCTCAACGGTGAACCAGAAGCCAGGTACACCGACGTAGCCACCAAATTCGCCATGCTGACCACCGCCCAACGCGACACCGTAGCCATCATTGACATTGGTGACACGATCACCATAGAAAAAACATTTCCGACAGGCACAGGCACCACCAGCCTCGGACAAGAACTGTCAATAGAGGGCATTGAGCATTTGATTGATTTCAACACCGGGCACCGCGTCAACCTGTACACCGCAGCTACCACCATCGTCTACCAGCTCATATTGGACGATCCCACATATGGCGTACTTGACGCCCTCAATGTCTTAGGATAGGAGCACCTATGGCCATTCAAGATTTCACCGCCGGGCAAGTATTGACTGCCGCCCAAATGGATATGTTGCAAGCGAACGATTACAACTGGACGGTCTCAACCAAAACCGCGTCATACGTTCTTGTAGCTGCCGATAAAGGCACCCGCATCGTAATGAACAGCGCATCGGCTACAACCGTCACCGTCAACACGTCGTTGTTTGCAGCTGGTGACACGTTGCAGATCATCAACATTGGAACAGGCACCTGCACCGTCACCGCAGGCACCGCAACCGTCACAACATCAGGATCACTTGCTTTGGCGCAATGGGGAGGCGGCACACTTTATTTCACGTCGGCGTCGGCCTCCATATTTTTTCCTTACGGTGGCATAGGTTACGGAACCGCGACCGGCGGTTCGAGCTCGTCAATTACCGTCAGCGGACAGAATTACACGCTTTTGACTTTCACTACCGATTCAACGCTGACCGTCACTAAATCCGGGCTTTTCGACGTATTGCTTGTAGCTGGTGGTGGTGCTGGCGGAAGTGGTACTGGTGGAGATCAGTCAGGTGGTGGCGGTGGCGGTGGTGGGATTGTGCAATCAACAATTTATTTGACTGCTAATGCCGCAATCACGGTTGGTGCTGGAGGAGCAGCCGGAAACACATCTGGTCGAACTGGCTCAGGATCACAAGTAGGCACTTTCATTCAATCTGCTGGCGGTGGCGGCGGCGGTTATTTCGGTGGAGCGCCGCATAAAGGCGGAAGTGGCGGCGGCGGCGGTGGTGGTGGCGGCGGAGCCACAGGTTTCAACACAGGAGCTGCAGTAATTTCTGTCGCACAAGGTTTCGCTGGAGGTAATGGCGCTGTTGTTGGTGGGAGCGGTGCAGGTGGCGGCGGTGGCGGTGGCGCTGTTGGCACCAACACAAATTCAAACACGGGCGGCGCAGGCGGTGCAGGATTGGACGTCTCAACATTTTTAGGTCAAAGCGCTGGAACAACATTTAGAGCTGGTGGCGGTGGCGGATCCGGCAGCGGCGGCAATGCCGCGGGCGGAACTGGCGGCGGTGGTACAGCAGGAACAAGCGGAACTGCAGGAACTGCAAACACAGGCGGCGGCGGTGGTGGTGGGCAAAATGGTGCAGGTGGCGCAGGCGGCAGCGGCGTCGTGTACGTGAGGTTCAAAGCATGAGCGACGCACAATATTTCGCACAAATCGACGACAACAACGTCGTTTTACAAGTGCATGTAGTAACAGCCGAATTTATGGCCGAAAACCCTGAGCGGTACCCTGGCGCATGGGTTGAAACGTTTTTCAACACTTCGGGCAAAACTTATGCAGGGATTGGATACACCTACGACGACAAAACTAAAGATTTCATTCCGCCATCAACGCCCGACCCGATTGAGCTGACGTGATTCGATGGCTACTGAGATTGTGGTGGCTTTGGTCGGTGGCGGTTTCTCTTTACTCATTGCGCTCATACATAAACAAACCAAAGAAAACCGTCAAGATCACGGACGGGTACACGAAGCGCTAGGCCGAATAGAACAAAAAATTGACCACCACACGGAGAACCACAAATGAGCAACCAAACCAAAGCAATGCTCGCAAGTTACGCTCGATCCGTCATCGCCGCCGTCGCCGCCGTTGCAGCCACCGGCAACACCGACCCGCAAGACCTCGCCAAAGCAGCTGCCGCAGCTCTCTTGCCCGTCATTATGCGATGGGCCAACCCAAACGACGTAGCGTACGGTCGTGGCAATAGCCAAAGCTAAACCAGGCGTACCAGGCGCCACCGACTACATCGGCAACGCCGACGGCCCCGCCAAAGGCCCACGCCCAGGCATGGACGAATGGATCCGCCAGGCTGTCAAATACGCCAACGGCTCGCTATGGAACAACGGTTCGTACGGGCAACGTGACATGAAAGGCAAACCTGGCACACTCTCAGTACACGCCACCGGGCGCGCCGTTGACCTCTCCTACCGTGATATGCCCGACGACCGTGGCAAACCAAACGGGCGACAACTCAGCAAAGTATTCATCGAGGCGTGCGTAGCCAATGCAAACGAACTTGGTTTACAAATGGTGATCGACTACTGGCCGCAGCCGTTCGGTCGAGCATGGCGTTGTGACCGCATGGCCTGGCAGGTCTATCAGAAACAAACCGTCTCAGGCGCACCCGGTGGCGACTGGTGGCACGTTGAAATCACACCCAAAATGGCAGACAACCCAAACCTCGTCAAAGCCGCATTTCTCAAGGTATTCGAGGGTATTCCCGCATAGGCCCGTCAGATCCCCTAGGGTGGGATCACCGACGAAAGGAACCTAGCCATGACATTGAACCCATTAGCCGCATTAGCCACCCTGGTTACAGCAGTCCTAGGGCTTACAACGCTCCTAGAGGCTCCTAGACCCCTCTCAGGGCAACCTAGCGCCACCACCACACCCGCATCATGGGACGTGTACCCAACTACCACGGTCGGGCAAACCACCGTCACCGAAACCAGCCTGCCCACCACAATCGCCACTTGTGATGACGCCGTAAACCTGGCCCGGCAGGTCGGCTGGCCCGAAGAGCAGCTCGACACGCTCGCCGTCGTCATGTTGCGCGAAAGCCGATGCACCCCGACCGCGCACAACATTGACGATCCACACGGCGGGTCGTACGGGTTGACCCAAATCAACGGATTTTGGTGCTTACCCAATAGCAACTGGCCACAAGGCTGGCTACAAGTGCAAGGCGTCGGCGTCACCGACTGCTCAGAACTGTTTATCCCTGAAGCAAACCTGCGGGCCGCACTTGCCATCTACAACAATTCCGGGTGGGGGCCATGGGCTGCCACAGCACCGTGACACACCTGTGATAGAACATCCCTACATAGATCCCGACGACACACTCAGCAAGGAGACCCGACAAATGATGGCCGACAACTTTCAGCCGACCTCAGCATCAGCCAAACAACTCGAAGCGCTCAACCAACTGGTCGACGCAATCTTCAACCCGTACAGCGACGTCATTCGACGTTTACGTACGATCCGCAACGCCATGAGTTTGTGCGACCCGGAACCGCTGTACGACATTGAAACGATTGACAAGGCGATTGCCGCATTGGAGAAAGCACGATGAACTGCACCATTTGCAAAGGCGCAATCGCATGGCCCGACATTCAAGGCCGCACCCATTTCGTCTGTGACGGTCGCGTACCAGCAGGCAAACCCACAACCCCATACGGGCAAGCAATGCAGATCAGCCAGGCGGTCGCCGACGCCAAATGGACACCCGCACAACAACGGCAAGTAGACGCCGCCATTGACGCCTGCGCCCGCGAGATCGGATACTTCACCGCTGACGACGTGTGGGCCAAACTCGGCCAACACTTCCCCGTCACCAAAGGACTTGCTGGTCGGCTCAATGCAGCTGTGCGACGCCGCACCATCGTGAACACCGGCGCCGTACGCCACGCCAATCGTGGCGGCCAGCATGATCACGCTCAACGCCTCACCGTATGGGCAGCCGCATGAA